AAAACATCATCCGCCAAAGCATCAAAGTCAAAGTCTGAAACTTGCGACTCATCCGACTGGGTAGCTTCGCTTTTTTGTTCTGACATATAGTCTCCTATTTATTAGGAGGGTCTACGAATAGTCCCTCTCATTCAATCATCATTAAGGCCTATTCGTAGGCCATCCTTTTTTTATATCTTAGCTTTAACTTTTACTTTTACAGCTGGTCTAACCTTAGCTTGCAAAGGCTCCTTCATTGCTAATATATTCTTTTTAGCTTCGATTAACACATTAAGTACACCAGCTTGAGCCCCTAAACCTCTACCTAAAGCCATTGTGTTTAACGTTGCTTTAATACCAGACTCTATCTTTTCTAGCACTTTTTTTTCTACATCATTCATCATTCATCATCCTTTTCACGAGCTTTGTTATTTTTAGCAATAATAGCACGCTCGATATTACTTATTACTGCCCCTTGACTAATAGCTAGCTTATAAAGAAATTCTCTCTTTTCTGTTTCAAAGTGTTTGGTTGCCAACCAATCTATGAAAAGATTATTAAGAATATCTTCAGTAACCATAGTCATTGTATCTTTTAACTCACTGCATTGGTACCCTTTTGTAAGGGTACGCTGGGCATCATCATATACAGATACTCTCTTTGGTTTACCATCCGAACCTGTTTTATGGTTTGGATGTCTATTGTATTTTTGTGTCATCTATCTCTCATCATTGTTGTCCACCCATCATTGCTGATGGATCCATTCCCATTTGCTCTGCCATCTGCATAGCTTGCTCTGGGTTTTCTATAGCAGCTTGAGCTAATTGCTCTCCTTGCTGTTGTATCTTTGCAGCTTCTTTCTCTTGTGCTTCAGTGTCTTGATAAAGACTCTCAAAGTCAACAGGGACTTGCTGAGGCGCTTGTGCCCCATCAGTACCCTGTGCTTTAACAATAATTTCAGCCCACTTACGATTACTCTCGTCTTCTGCTGAAAGTAATTGACGTTTATTATCAATTTGCTTATTGTCAATCTCTGCTTTCAAGTAGCTAATATTAACTGCTGCTGTTTGAGCATCAAGCTGTGCTTTTTCAAGTTCAGCTTGTTTAGCTTGTTCAGCCATTTGAGAAGCTTGCTGCTGTTTCTGTTGTATCTGTTGTTGTGCCTCTTCATTAGCTGAATCGACTAGGTACCTAGTAGGATCTAACCCCATATTAGCAAGAATATCAGTAGCTAGATTAAACGCAGCTAATGGGTTGATGTAAGGCGCAGCTTCAGGATCGCTTGCCATAACAGGAAGAAGTTGAGAAATCTCATTTAACTTCATTCCTACACTAGCATTCGAATTTTCACCTAAGTTAGCTTGGATATCTAAATCCATATTAGAAGGCATCATCTGAAGATCCTCCGCGGATAACGAAGCATACCCTTGATCTGCTTTATAACGCATAGGATTTTTAAGGTTCGCCTTCATCTCACGTAAGACTCCTCTACATAAATCTTTAATGCCTCCTTCAACAAAACGACGTCCAATATGCTCAACACGAATTTGAGCTGCATTCTGTGCATTGCCCATTTTCTGTTCTGAGTTACCTGAAACAAACAATGTATCATTTAATCCCATTGCAGTCTTAGTAAGACCAGTAGATTGTTCTTTTTGTAATCCTAAGAACTCTAACATTCCTGCAGTACCTGGGCTTATCGGCTCAGGTTGTAATTGCTGAACAGCTGCGGCAGGATTACCATTAGTAGCAATAATCTGCTTAGGTAATGGATTTTGTAATGCAGCAAAGTCAACAACGTTAGGATCTGCTAACGTTCTTCCATAGTTACCGAAATAAACATTCTCAACGAACCCACGCATAATAGCTGTAGTAGCTTGTGTCTGAGGGCGAGCCATATCAAGTAAAGATAACCCGTGAAATTCATGAGGAATTTCTATTGGGTTAAGTACAGCAATAGGAATATAAGAACTATCCTCTTCTTCAAGAATAGCATCGCCAGCTTTAATAACATGTACTAACTCTGCAATACCATCTCCATCCCGGTCAGAACGAATCCAACATTCAATAACGGTTACTGACATGTTAGCTTCATCTTCTTCATCATCAGAATTAATCCAATTATCTATACCTGCTGATTGTTTACGAGCATAAGACTCTAATGACCACTCTGAATCTCTGAAAGATGCTTCTTCACCCATTTCAGAAAGATCGCCTTTGAAATCTGGCCAGTTACGCCTAATATCAGAACGAGTCATATCAGTGACTAGTCCAATAAATTTAGCTTCACTTATAGTTTCAGCTCCTTTGTCAATAACAAAAGACTCTGGCGGAATGTTACGAATTCTAACGCCTGACTTATCAATCTTACGGCGCAACCTAACATCTTCATATACGATAGGTCCTTCAATAAGATCTTCTTTCATATTAAGATCTCCAACAATCTCAACATTACGATCAGCTAAGATTTGATCTAATAAAGCCTCTTGAATAGTATCATATTCTTCTACTTCATAATCAAAGCTTTCTTCCCATCCCCAGGTTATGGCGCTGTTACCGAATACAACTGCAGACTTAATCCAGGTAGACAATTTTGTCCAGCCGTCCGAATTAGAGTTAAACAAACAGTAATTTACTACATCCGAAGCAACCTGGGAGGCTTTGATAGAAGCCACTTCGTTGCTATAAGGGATAAATAATGCTAACTTATTGTTATCAAGTAGTAACTTAGTTAACAGCGCGGTATAACCTTCTGCAATCTCTGCAGAATCCGATGAAACAATCTTAGAAACACCTTGAGGGGTTAAATCCCCTTTAGGCTCTAAGCTCATTTCGTAAATTGAATTTTCACGTCTTTTTGCTACATCCGAAGAACCGGTGTAACCTCCAGTCGCATTTCTTAAATTTCTATCTATAGACTCTAGCAATTGCTCGTCTGTAATTTTTTCTATTTTTTGTTTGCTCATTCGCGCTCTCTCGATTTTTATATGCCTAATGTTTCATAATTTTAAGCACAAAATAGGTTCTATTGATGGAAATTATAGCCATCTTGTCTCTTCAATTTGGTAAGTATGGTTTAATTCACCCCAACTAAATGTTCTATTAGTGAGGGAATTGCCATGTGTTCTATATGCTTCGCAAGTAATTGCAAGCGACATCACTATGTCATCATGGTGACCGACAGATGCTTCCGGCTTTCCTTGTGGAGTAACAATAAAGTTTCTTAATTCTTCAATAGCTAACACAGAAGGAATAGCAATATCTTCATCCTCAATCATTCTTCTAAGATTCGAAATGATTGGCGAACGAGTAGCAGCAGTAGTTTTAAACCCTAAATGGTTAATACTATCTGATACTGTATTAGCTACTTTCCTTTGTTGGTAGATATTAGGATAGTTCATACCAAATAACTGTTGAACTGTCGCAATACCAATCGAGTTAGCTTCTGGACAAATTAAAGCATTATTATACCATCGTCCTAAATAAAACAGGATCCTTCCATACCTAACCGGGTCTGTTCTATTGCTTCGGTAAATAGCAACAACCTCCCTATTGCTTGTCATAACACAAGCAACGGAGTAATCACCTCTAACGCCTAACGCAACATCGGCACCAATCAAATATTTACTATCTCTTTGAGGCGCTTCCCATACTGAAAGAGTACCACCAGAGGATTCATCGAATGAACTATAAGCATCGTTAAACTCTCTAAGTGAATCTGCCGCTACAGTAACGTACCTATCAAGAGACTCTTTATTAAACACAGAACTACCTGATTGCAGGAATGACTCTTCTGCTGTAAACGGATATTCCTGCTTGAATAGATTAAGAGAAGTCTCAGCAATCTTAATTCTACGCCAATATAATTGACCTTTACTTAATTGCCATTTCTCTTGTAGCTTTAACTCTGGTTCAGTCCATTCTATTGCATCTGGACTTTTTAGTGTATACTCGTCTTGCAAATACCATGGAACAAACAAAGGAGTAAAGTTACCTTCCCCTTTCTCAGCTTTATTCCATAGGTCGTAATAAACACCTTGAGCACCGTTAGAGGTGCTATTAATAATAATAATACTACCTTTAGTAAGTGATACCGACTGGAATAGACCAGCCATAACTTTCTCAGCGTTCTGGAAGAAAGCGGTCTCATCACATAGTAAAGCGGTATTAGTAGTACCACGACCTGGATTATCAGCACCAGCAGTAAACAATCTAAATTTAGAATCGTTCTCTTTAAAAACCATCTCTCTTTTATTCGATATCCCTAACTCTGGTTTAATATTAGTAGGTAGGTTTTCCCAGAATGTCTTGGACATACTAAAGATCGATTCGGTTGTTGGTTTATCTAAGCTAATAATTACAGCTCTAGTGTTTTCATAAAACAAAGTACGATGAAAGATTAATGCAGAGCTAATCGTTGAGAATCCAGCTTGACGATACTTAGAGATAATCATTCTTACATAACCAATCTCTGCCATCTGCTTGATATACTCATCAACAACAGCTACCTGTGCTTTATTAATCTTTAGATGTATCAATCCCTTATCTGCATCTTTAGGATAGATCATTAGTGCTTCTTCTATAAAAGCTAATGGATCTTCTTTCCATCTATCCCAAGTTTCCCGCTTTTCAAGTTCTACTATCAGCTCAGCGGCTTCTTTATTACTCATCATTTACAATCTTCAAGTTTCTAAGTCTATTCGTAATTTCTTCTTTAGACATATCGGTAAGACTTTCATTTTCAGCCATTGCATCCTTAGTAGGTTCAATATATTTATTCGCTTCCATAATAGCCTTAATCGCCAATGCGTCACCTGCTGCTGTATTCTGAGCAAAGTGTCGTTGTGCTATCATAGCTAACATCTCACCAGGACTTAACCCTGCAACCTCTTCAAAAGCTTCCTTAGTTAAAGTAATCTTAGTCTTCGATCCTTTAGGTCTTCCATTAGGATTACCTGATACACCAGGTTGAAACCTATGAGGTTTACCTGCTGCAACCATCTTCTTATCAGCAGCTCTCTGCTTATCATTTCTCATATCATCTCCTGAAATTTTATTTTTAAATTGTCTATTTACCCTAGCTAGTACGTGTATTTATTGATGCACCCTCGTGTTTCAGAAAAGCTCAAGGTTAGTGTTTGTGTGTTCACTAAAAGCTTGAGGTTAGTGTTCGTGTGTCATTTCTTCAAGGTCAGCGCCTGTGTGTAATATATATATGTTGTACACCCACATATATTCGGCACCCCCCTCCTTACACGGGAGGGACTACACATGGCACTCGACATGCTATGTCATAACATAATAGGCTACAGCTAAGAGTCTATTGCGATATGAAGAAGACAAAAGGTTTGTCTTTGAACACCCGATGCGCTATCGCGTATTACGAGAATGAAGGTTACTCTGTATCCAGAGCTACCGACTCATACCTCGTAATGTACGATAACGATGCGTTTGAGTGGACAGATACTCCTCCCAAGTTCAGGAAATACCTGCACAGAGAGGACTTCTCGTTCATCTTAGACCCAGAGTATTGAGTGTTCGAAGAGCCCGAAGTAACGACCTCTCTGTTCTTACGGAGAGGAGGGCGAGTTATAACATCTGTTATAGCTTTAAGCATATTCAACAGAGTATGTTTAAAGGTATAACAACCGCAAAAACCTCAGTCTGTATTGCTGAGTGCATTCTAACGAGTGTACTTAGCGATATAGGCTGAGCGTCCGGCTCTCAAGGACGCAAAACAAAAGGAGGTGTGTGATGTCACAGTCACATGAAGCTGGCGAGCGTACGCAAAGAGACGAAGTCTTTATAGATCTCTATCTAACTCTGCTAGAACAGAGAGGACAGGTAGCGGTATATAGAGGAGGTTGCTTATTCATCGTATCTGAACTAGGTATGGATGAGTATGAGATCCGTGTTTTTGACGAAGAGGAACATAAGGAAACGAACTTTCCGGTTGGGTACTCTTTGAATACAACACGATTCGTTGATCTGACAACAGGAGATCCCAATCCAATTGAGATGATCTTGTTCATGATCGACGAATAGTCTTGAGTCTTGGGTCTGGACTTTAACTAGGCCTACTTTTATAACTATAAGGAGAATGTTATGTTCTATCATGTAACGTACAAACTGATCGACAGTATAACCGACACAAGCACCTTCAATCTAATAGGTATTAATGCCGACAATATGATTGAAGCCGAGGCAATGATTAATAAGATTATACCTAGTCTTAAGACATCATTTAATTATGACACGATCGAGATCGTTGAGATCAAGGAGGATACTGATGTTTGATATCATTATTAGTGGTTTGCTGGTACTGTTAGTAGCAGTGTCAGTATATGGTGTCATCTTGATGTTCAAAGGGTGGAAGCTTCTTGAACAGTCTGAAAAAGATGTCATCGGAGAAGTAGTAGGCTCAATAGTATTCGTACTAATGATGTTTGCACTACTAATATTAGCGGTGTCTATTTGAACCGTTAAGGGGGAA